CTCCTTTTGAAATAGTTCCTCGTAAGAGACTTAAGAAGAAAGGAAGTAAATACAATGATGGTTTCTGGGGTATTGGTAAATTAGCCTTACGTTCACAAGACACTATCACGGGGGTTCAATACTCAGAAGATGGTAGAACATTTGAAGGCTTCTGGCAATACAGGAATAACATAACCAATCGTGGGCAATATTCGCTAAAGAAGAATACTCGCTATAACGAACAAGGTGATGTTCTTCTTCCTAAAGAATGGTTGTTAGTATTCCGTAATTCCCCTCTTAAAGATTCACCGCTCGGTTAATTATGTAAGCCGAGGTAAAACCTCTTTAATTGCTGGAAACCCCTTAGAGCTTCTATAACTACAACGTAACCATGAAATATAGGTAAGCGTGAATGTTTGAAAATATAGAAGATTGGGCAATCAGCAGCCAAGACTCGAATAGAGTAAGGTTCAACGACTATCGAAACACACATAGTAGAATATGTGAATGGAGTAGAGTAGGGATCGAGTGATCCCGAAACGGGAGGAAGGGTTTAGTTTAACCCTTAAGATATAGTCTAGCCTTGTATGAGAGTATAAGAGAATTATGAATGTAATTTATTTAATAACACACGAAGAAAGATTTAAAAATCAAACGCCACCGTATTACTATATAGGCAGTAAAAAGAATTGGAAAGGTGAGGGCACTTATTTTGGGAGTTCTCGCCACCCGAAACTTAAATATGCCGACAAAACCAAGTTAAAATTTGAAGTCCTTTTGTATTGGGATGAATGTACAAGTCCTTTCTTATTGGAACGTGAACTTGAAGTTCAAAGACATTTTGATGTTGTTGCAAACCCTGAGTATTTTAACTTAGCCTATGCATGTACCACCTTATATAACGGCACCACAATAGAGAGACGGGTTGATGCTTTTAAAAGAACAGCAAACTCTGTGGCTCCTTGTGGTAAAAAGTTTTCAGAGATTTGGTCAGAGAAAGCACAAGAAGCTCTTGGATGGGATGTTCCAGATGAGGCAGGCCTAACATACAGACAAAAAGTAGCTGATGCTAAAAAGTCTTGGATGTTGTCTGTAGCCGATGATACAGGAAAAACAATTGCTCAAAAGATACAAGAAAAGACCAGAGCCACAAACCTTAAGGTAAAGGAGAGTGGTAAAACTGGTTATCAAGAGCAGGGTGAAAAACTTTCACAATATTTACAAAGCATTGATCCCGTCACAGGCAGAAAGCGAAGTGAATTACGGAAGGGAAATAATAAACCTATAGAACTTATTGGCGTTTGTTTCTATAGAATGAAAGATGCAGAGAGATTCTTTGGTATTTCAGATACAGGAATCCTTGCAATAAAAGACAATAAGGTTACTAAAAGACTTTATAAAAAGATTCTTAAAGTTTTAGATAAAGAGTTGGTAGATAGGTACATAGAAGTTAATGAAACAAAGTCTTGCAATCCAGTAAGTATTTGTGGGAAAACTTTCAGCTCTAAATTAAACGCAAGAACTACAATAGGTATGGCACAAAGCGCATTCGAGAATTTAGTTTTGCGTAATAAACTTACCAATAAAGTAAAGAGAACCCTTATCAGTTACTTCGGTGTGGAAGTATTTGAACTACATTTTAAAAATAATTCTGTCGTACGGTAACGATGTACGACAAATATAGCGTCCAGCCCGTTAGCCAGTATATTTGAGGCATGGAAGTACAAGAAAGCCTACGAAGAGAATCGCAGTTACGGTGTAATACAAGATGTACAAGGATTAAAAGTTCTTTACATCCCTCACCAATATATGAGCGATACTGCATCAGAAGCTGACAAGCTTGTGTTTGCCGAATATCAGAAGATCATGCGTAACATCCACATTGGTAAAGAGAGTGGTTTAATATTACCTCAAGTTACTGATGGAAATGGTGAGACAGCGTTTAAGTTTGAAGTCATCTCTGTCAATGGCTCTAAAGCCTATGATGTTAGTGAGATTATCAATTCATATAAGAATGAAATCATCACAGCCCTATATGCCAACTCATTAGTAGCTGGTCAAGAAGGTGGTGGCAGTTTTGCCTTATCTGAATCGTTAATTGCCATTCAGAATAAAGTGATTGAAGCCCGTCTATCTGAGATTAAAGATGTTCTTAATCACCAACTAATTCCGTTGATATTTGAATGGAATGGATGGGAAACAGAAGTATATCCTTACTTTGATTTTGAATCCCTGCACGAAGAAAACTTAGACGTTCAAAGTAAAGCCTTGCAACGTGTAGGTGCAACTAAGTTGATTGCACGTACTGCTAAGAACATTAACGCTATTGCTAAGATTCTAAACTTACCAGATATGATTGATGAAGATTTGGATGGTGAAGAACTTGAGAAGATTCTCGGTAATCCACCAGAGCCAACTAAAAGTGGCCAAGGTATGGAAACAGGATTAAACAACGGCACTGGTGAGTCTAACGGTAGTTCTGGTGATTCCAGTTCTGGCAACAATGAAAATAAATAAGAGAATAATGAATGAGTGATAAATTAAGTTCCCTCTATCAGAAACTCTATAACACCCCACACTTGATGACGACTGAGTTGTTTGGAAGTATCCAACAATCCCTTCCAGATTCAGATGTTGAAGCAAGCCTAGGTGAGCCTCGATATAAAAGTGATATAGAAGATCTACAGTACAACTCAGAAACCTCAGTCGGTATTCTCCCTGTAGTCGGATTACTGACTTACGAAGAGTGTGGATACTGGTGGATGGATACAACCTCCTATAAGTCCCTACTCTCTGACGCAGAAACAATGATTGATGCTGGAGCTAAGACAATAGTTTTAGACTTAGATAGTGGTGGTGGATATGCGTATTCAATGACTCAAGCGTCTTCTGAATTACGTAAGATGTGTGATGATAATGGTGTTAAGCTTATTGCTTACAACGATGGTATAGCTGCTTCTGCTTGCTACGGTATTGGTTGTTCTGCACATGAGTTCATTGTAAACCCAGATGCCCTTACAGGCAGCATTGGTGTTGTGGTGAGCATTACAGATACTTCTGCGTATGAAAAGAAGTTGGGCATCAAGCGTATCTACATCACTGCTGGTGACGGAAAAGTTCCTTACGATGAAGAAGGTAGTTTCTCCAAAGAAGCTCTTGCTGATATTCAGACTAGAGTAGATTCAACCTACGAACGTTTTACTTCTCACGTATCCCAATACCGCAATGTTACACAAGATCAAGTTAAATCGCTTGGCGCGAAAGTTTACTCATCTGCTGACGCTGTTGCTAACGGCTTAGCTGATAAAGAAATGACCAGAGAAGAGTTTTTTAATTATCTGGCAGATATTGTAGAACAAGGGAAACCTTCAATGGCATTAAATATTTTTAGTAAAAAAACCAAAGCAACAATAACCGAGGAGACAGCAATGTCTGACAAAGATGTGGATGTTCAAGCTCAGCTTGCTTCCCTAAAAGAAGAGATGGCAACACAAATGGCAGAGTTTCAAGCCGCTAGTGAAGCTAAGCTCGCAAAAGAACAAGCGGAAAAAGCTGAACTAAAAGCTGCTTTAGAAGCTATCCAAAAAGAAAAACAAGAAGCTAAAGCTGCTGAACGTCTTGCTGAATTATCTGCATTGTTTGGTGATACAGAGGCTCCTGCTTTGAATGCTTCATTAGCATCTCTCGATGATGCAGCTTTTGCTGCTGTAGTTAAAACCTTCGAAGCTAAGTCTGAAAAGAAAGACGAAGAAATGACTGCCGAGATTGGCGAAGAAGGTAAAGTGGTTGTGACATCTAGTGCCGCAACTGTTGAAGAACTTAATGCTGCTCAACAAGAGCGCTTGAAAAATAAATACTCTAAAAAAGGTGCTAAATAATGCCAGCTCAACCAACCCTGATTACCCTCTCTGATCCACGTTATACTGACGTAATTCTTGCTGAACAAGTAGATGGTGCTGTGTACGTTTCTCGTGATGTCGGTACTGTTACTGCTACCACTGGTGGTACTTTCTCTCAAGGTGCTATTGTATTCCGTGCGAAAGGTACTGATGCGTCTGCTGTTTGGGACTTCGTAGATGCCTCTGGTGACATTGCAACCACTAATGACTATGCAATCCTCATTGGTGATGATTTTGAACCTTCTGAGACTGTAACCTTTGTTACTGCTACTCCTAAATCAGCACTGTTGATTACTCGTAATGCTCGCGTTAAGGCTGCTGCTGTCAAGGCTGCTGTTGCTGGTACATTTGGTGCTGTTTCTGATGCAAACATTGCCTCTCTTGGTCGTCTATTAGCTTTGCAGAATGTTCTGATCGAAGGCTCATTGACTGCTATCCCTGCTTAATTATAACTAGACTATAAAGAGAATAAAATAATATGCCACGTATTACTGATCCGCTAAACAGCAATGAATGGATTAACTTAACCGCAGGTGTTGAGTATATCCCAGTTCGTCGTAACCTTGCTGGTAACTTAGGTTTGTTTTCTCCTGAGTATTTAGAAACTAACACTGCTATCCTCCCAGTTACCACTGTAAATGATTACAAAATGGTAGATATTCCTTGGGGTACTCGTTTGAAGAACGTTGGTACTGATAGCAAAAAGACTTTGCGTTTAGAAGTTCCTCACTTTGCTGTAGAAGACGCTATTCGTCCTAACGACATTAATGGTAAAGTTGATTGGGAAGACTTCATGTTGCAAACCCGTTCACAAACTGTTGAACGTTTTGTTGACAAGAAAAAAGAACGTGCTCGTCAGACCGTTGCCAACACTCATAGTGCCGCAATGATGGGCTTGATTAAAGATGGTACTGCATACGCTCCAAGTGGCACTGTGGTGAATAACTACTACACTGCTTTCGGTGTGACTCGTTCTGAATTGACTTTAGACTTACGTCAAACCGAAGATCCTTTGATCTCTATCCAAGCAGCTAAAGATGACATTGCTGACAACTTCAAGGGCGGTTTCGTACCAAACTCTTACGTTGCTTTTGCTGGTCGTACTTTGTTTGATAGTTTAGCTCGTCATCCTTACACTATTGATCTTGGTAAGCACTTGTTGGATACTCAATCAATTGAGATTCTTACTGGTATCCTCGGTACTCAAGGTGTGAACTTGAATGCTCGTTATCAAGTGTTGTCCCTTGGTGGTGTAATGTGGATTCGTGTAGATTCTACTGATGAAATGCCACTGAACGAAGCTCGCTTGTTCCCAACTGACTTGCCTGATTTGTTTAAAATCTTCTTCGCTCCTTCTGACTTGACTTTTGATACTATCAATAGCCCAGCTCAAGAAGAGTATTACTTCGAGAAGATGGAAGCAGATCGTACTGCTGTGAATTTCTCTTACGAGAGTAACTTCTTGGTTGGTACTTTGTGGCCTAAAGCAATTGTTAAGTTGACTGCTCAGTACGTATAACCTACGTATTTGATAGGGGAGAAATCCCCTATTATTCTAAAGCTACTTAATGGTAGGTGGCTTTACAATAATCACACAACTAAGGTACACATCATGCTCCCTATTAAAAATGGCACTTTCGATTGCCTGAAACGAATTGAATATAATCAAGGCGCTGTTGCCATTACTGGAGCAACAGTCAACCACTCTGCTGGTGCAGTTCAGAAACTTGTTATCACTATTCCAACCACCTCAGTAGCAACCACAGATAACGGTGCTAACGGTGCGCAAGGTGGTGTGAAGGTATATGACTTCCAAGAGGGAAGTATTGTAATCCTTGGCGTTACACATAACATTACTCTTGCTAAAGTTGGCGCTGGTATCTCAGCAACAGCAACCGTCTTATCTTCTCTAGGCTCTGCTTTGGTAACTCAAAACGATGCAACCTTGACTGGCACTGAAGCAGACATCGTGGCTTCTAATAGCACTGTGCTTGTTGCTGGTGCAGGTGTAAGTAAGAGTCGCTCATCTTCTGTCGTATTCTTAGACGGAACCACCACAGCTAAAGATTTGTATCTTAACTTAAACGTAGACGCTGTGGGTTCAACCGCAACTGATGCAGTAAATGTTTCAGGTACTATCACAGTGCTTTATGCTAACGCTGGTGATTACTAAGACTAGGGCAGAAATGCCCTCTCTTGAGGACATACAATGGCTCTAAGTAATATTGAAATGATTCGCCTAATCACTCAGGATAATGGTAGACTTCCTGTATTCGAAGAAGGTTTCCACATACTGACAGACGATGAAATTGAAGGATACCTTACTATGTGTAATGGTGATGTTCTTCAAGCTGCAAGATGGGCTACACGTTCTGTTATGTACTACATCTCTAGTTTTAACACTAAAGA